AGATAACCCAGACATGCAAAACATTACTATTGAAGAAATTTCACCAAATACTGGTGAAGTTGAAAAACTTTACAAAGGTAAGAAATTAAAAGCATTACCAGCTGATGTTGTATTGGCTATGCAAAAATGTATAAGTCATTTGTCAGATTGTTGCGATGGTGCAAATGAAATAGATGCAGCTGGATTTAATAAATTTGATTCTGGTTTTGGTAATTCAATTAACAATATTGATAATTGGACTTTGCCTATCCAACACGCAATCAAAAAAATGTTAAAGAAATATAAAGGTCAATTCCAAGAAACAAATTTAAAAGTTGAGTTTGCTAAAATTTATTCCTAGCAGTATGATAGATTCACTAGGATAATTTTTTTTGTATAGACTGACCTAGCAGACTTTGCCAAGACTATACATTTTTTAGGAGACTAAAATGGCTAATACAACTTTTAATGGACCAGTTAGGTCTGAAAATGGTTTTAAAACTATCGACATCAATTCCAGTACAGGAGCTGCAACTGATGGCTTAGTAATTAACGCAGATGGTAATATCTTCACAGATGCTGGTGGACATACTCAATATGTTGCAGCAACTGGATATGGACCAGCTGATTTAATTGTAGGTAAAGGTGGTTCTCAATATGGAACAGTTGATCCATATGCTGAAAGTGCAACTCAATTATTCCCATTGGGTGCTACACTTGTTTATGGTAACAATGTTTATCGTTACGTTGAAATTGGTGGCACAGCAGTTACTGCTGGTAAACTTTTACAACATAAAGCTATTATTTCTGATCATGCAAACATGACAGCAACAGCAGCAGTAGCAGCTGGTGAAACAGCTATATCAGTAGAAACTGGTGGAACTGACTTAACACTTAACCAATATGCTGAAGGTTACCTTTGGGTAAACGATGTTAATGGAGAAGGTCAAATGCTTAGAGTAAAATCTAATCCAGCACATGACCATTCCGCAGACCCTTCTGTAATTATTACTTGTTACGATGATCTCAAAACTGCACTAACAACAAGTTCACAGTTATCTTTAATAGAAAACCCAAACACTAACCTTATTGTTGCACCAGCGGCAGAAACAGGTGCGTTGATGGGAGCTACTGTAGTTGACTTGACTGCTGACTATTATGGTTGGGCAGTAATTAAAGGACCAGCAGCACTACTTACAGTTGGTACTTTGGTTGTAGGTAACGCAGCAGTTCGCTCTGGCGGTACAGCTGGCGGTGTTGCACCAGCAACTGATAACGTACTACAAGAAGTTGGTGATGTAATGGCGGTTTCAGCTAACACTGAATATTCGTTAGTGAACATTAATATAGCGTAAGGAGTTAATCATGGCAGCTAGATCAGACGTTCTAGCAGTAACGATTACTGCTGACACACAAGCACTTGATGCAGATGGAATCTCAGCAGCAGCCTCAGTAGGCAATAACGCAGCACTGACTTTGGGTGGTGCATTGACTTCTGGCGGTAGTGCTACATTTGATTCTGGGAGAGTAATTACTATTCTTTCTGCTGGAGATGATTCAGCAAAATCATTTACAGTAGTCGGTACTGATGTAAATGGAGATGCTCAAACTGAATCTATTACAGGCGCAAATGATGGTACAGCTACTGGCTCATCATATTTCAAAACTGTAACTAGCATAACAGCTGTGGGAAACCCAGCTGGCAATGTCAGTGCTGGTGTTAATGCATCAGCTGCTGATGTAATATTTGCTGGTAGATCAAGGTTAAAAGGTGTATTTCTAACAAGCACAGCAACCGCTGGTACTGCTGATTTTTTAACTACTTCCCCAAGCGGAACAAGTGTTTTTAAATTAAGCTCAGTATCAGATGCTGACGCAACTAGAGATGTTACGATACCTGATGATGGCGTTGTATTTAGTGCTGGGATATATATCCAGTACACAGTCAGCACTTTCTTAACCGCAACTGTGTTTCATGCATAATGGCATCAACTAACAGCGTTACAAGAACTCCCAGCGGTAGGATTACCTATCGTGGGGAGTCTTTTGCTGGTTACAATAAGCCAAAGAGAGCAAAAACTAAAAGCAAAAAATTTGCTGTTTTAGCAAAAAAAGGCGATCAGATAAAATTAGTTAGATTTGGCGATCCCAATATGACTATCAAAAAGGATCAGCCAGCTAGACGTAAATCATTTAGAGCAAGACATAAGTGCGATACTGCTAAAGATAAATTTTCAGCAAGATACTGGTCTTGCAAAAAATGGTGATACATGGCTACCTCAAATAGCAAAAACTTTGAGCCAGATGTTGGTGAGTTTATAGAAGAAAGCTACGAAAGATGCGGAATTGAACTTCGTACAGGCTACGATCTCAAATCAGCCATGAGAAGTTTGAATCTAATGCTCGCAGAATGGGCAAATCGTGGCTTGAATCAATGGACTATAGCTCAAAAGACAGTTGCTATGGTGAAAGGAACAACTACTTACAACATAGATTCAACGAATGCGACAGCACCCATTGATGTGTTAGATGCATTTATACGCGAAACAGTGAATAGTGAAAATACTGATTTGCCAATGACCAGAATATCAAGATCACAATATTCATCTTTACCTAATAAAAGCACCACATCACGACCAAACCAATTTACTGTAGATAAGCAATTGTCACCAACGATAAGTGTTTATCCAGCGCCAGATAAAAGTTCAACTTATACTTTAGTAATGAATGTCCTTACCAGAATGGATGATGCTGATTTAGGCAGTAATACAATGGAAATGCCTTATCGTTTTTATCCTTGTTTAGTAGCTGGTTTGGCGTATTACATATCATTGAAAAAAGCACCAGAAAGAACTGGGATGCTCAAACAATTGTATGAAGAAGAATTTGCAAGAGCTGCTGAACAAGATGAAGAACGTGCATCATTTAGAATTGCGCCAGATTTAAGAAGTTATAATCATCCTTAATGGGTACTTACGCGAATAATAAATCAGCGTATGGTATCTGCGATGTCAGTGGTTTCCGTTATAATTTAAAAGATATGAAAAAAACTTGGAATGGTTTGATGGTTGGACCTGACATGTTTGACCCAAAACATCCGCAACTAAGCCCAAAATCTGCACCTATTGAAGAACAAGCATTAAAAGATGCAAGGCTAGACACTTCAGATGACAATAATTTTTTTGGTGTTTATACAAATGTAGGCACAGGCTTGCTTGGACAACAACTAACTACTTTTGGCTTGACCATGAGTGTTGGTGAGGTCACAATAACAACATGAGTTTTACTTTAGCAACTTTAAAAACAGCAATAGGTGATTATTTAGAATCATCTGAAACTACTTTTACTAATAATCTACCACGATTTATTAAAGAATCAGAAGATAGAATATTAAAATTGGTGCAATTGCCTGAGCAAAGAAAAAATGTCCAAGGTCAAACAGCTATTAATAGTCGTTTTCTTGCTTGCCCTACTGATTTTTTAGCACCAATGAGTTTAGCAATTATAAGTAGTGATACTTATGATTTTTTAGATATGAAACATGCTAGTTTCTTAAAAGAGTATTCACCAACAACAACTGTCACTGGCAAACCAAAATATTATGCGGTCTTTAGTAAAGACAGTTTTACTTTAGCTCCAATACCAGACGCAGCTTACACTGTTGAATTGCATTACTTATATAAACCAGCAAGTTTAACTTCTGGTGCTGAAAGTGGTACAAGTGTATTGGCAGAAGATTATCCAGATGCTTTATTGTACGGCAGTTTAGTTGAAGGCGCTGTGTTTTTAAAAGAATCTGAACAAACAATTGCTATGTTTGAAATGAGATTTAAAGAAGCTGTTGGAAGGATGAAGAATTTATCAGAAGGGCGTGACACCCGCGATGAATATCGCTATGATAGTTTACGACAACAAGTGACATAAAATAGATAGGACAAAAAATGGAACCAATAAAATCTTTGGAAGGCAAGAGAGTTGCACTACTGGGCTTAGGCATATCGCAAATTGATTTTTGCATAGGCTTAGAAAATGGAAAAGAATGGGATGAAGTCTGGGGTATCAATTCAGTCGTAAGAGCATTTGATTGTGACAGAATGTTTATGATGGACCCCGCTAGTAGGTTCTTCGATTCTGAAGATGCGGGCAAGCAGACATCAGTATTAAGAAAAATTCTGCCAGAATTAAAAATACCTATATATACATGTGAGCTGGATGAGAGAGTACCAGCTGCTGTTGAATATCCACTACAAGAAGTTTGCGATTACGCAAAATGCTCATACTTTAATAACACTGTCGCTTACGCGCTTGGTTTTGCGTATTACAATAAATTAGATGCGATTGATTTATTTGGCATTGATTTTTCTTACAGGAATGATTTGCATTTTGCTGAAGCTGGTAGAGCTTGTGTAGAATTTTGGCTTTGTAAAATGATGGAAAATGGTATTACAGTTGGTGTATCACCTAGATCAACAGTCTTAGATGCAGATGTACCACCAGCAGAAAGGCTTTATGGTTATCACAGATTAGACAAACCATTAGTTGCTGTGCCGCATGATGGCAAATGGATTATTGAACCTATTGATAAAATTGATGCTGAATTAAAAAAACATGATTTAGAAATGTACAAAGAAGAATTACCGCCAGAACCATATAAAGGATAAGATGTCAGAAAGTTTCATACAACTAGGTAAAGTGATGGTGTCTACCACTGATAATTGTGGTCATTCACCTGAATTTTGGGCAGAAAGAGCTACTGAAAAGATATGCGATATTAGTGAAAATGCACCTGAGCATGTAAGACAACAAGCACATGCTTTCAAATCTTATATTTATCAGGTAATATTAGAGTCAATGAAGAATGCAATTGGCTCTGACAGAGTTACCATAAGGGGTTTATTAGACAGTCAGGGTCATAAAGACATGGCAGATATTATTAAACAACTTAAATAGGAGAAGGACTATCGCTATCACCTCAGCTATTTGTAGCTCATTCAAGCAACAGCTACTCGTAGAGGGTCACAATTTGACCAACGGAGCAGATTCAATAAAGCTCGCGCTCTACACTTCCTCAGCAACTCTTGGAGCTGGCACAACTGTCTATGTGACTACTGGTGAATCATCAGGAACAAACTATTCAGCCGCTGGTCAAGCATTGACTAATGTTACCCCAGCTTTATCTGGAACCACAGCTGTGTGTGATTTTGCAGATGAAGTTTTCTCAACAGCTACAGTTACAGCAAGAGGCTGTCTAATTTATAACTCAACCAATGGCAATAAAGCTCTTGCAGCGATTGATTTTGGCGGGAATAAAACAAGTACAGCGGGAGATTTTACAGTTGTGTTCCCAAGCGCCACAGCAACTGGAGCTATTATTAGATTAGCCTAGTCTTTGGTAAACTTTAACAAAATGAGAGAGTTTATTAATGCCATTAGCCAAATTTAATTTTCGAGCTGGAGTAAACAAGGAAGAAACAGACTACTCAAATGAGGGTGGTTGGGTAGATTCTAACCTTGTCAGATTTAGAAAGAACCGCGTTGAAAAAATTGGCGGTTGGGTAAAATCAAGCACCAGCAGTATTCTAGGTAAAGCCAGAGCTTTACATCAATGGATTTCACTAGCTGGTACACGCTACCTAGGTGTAGGCACAACACTAAAATATTACATAGAATCTGGCTCATCTTTCAATGACATAACCCCTATCAGAGCTACAACAACCAATGGTATTGTGTTTGCTGCCACTAATGGTTCTTCTGTTATTACAGCAACAGATGATGACCATGGTGCAGTTACCAATGATTTTGTCACTATTGCTGGCGCTGCTAGTTTAGGTGGTGTAGTCACAGCTGCGGTTTTAAACCAAGAATATCAAATAGCCAGTGTACCTACAGTTGATACCTACACCTTTGTGGCTAAAGATACTTCTGGCGCTACAATCACAGCAAATTCATCAGACAGTGGCAATGGTGGTAGTGGTGTGGATGGCGTATATCAAGTTAATGTTGGTTTGGATGATTATGTGGAAGGCACTGGCTGGGGTGTCAGCAGTTGGGGTGCTGGAACATTTGGTTCATCTAGTGCATTAAGTGCGTCTAATCAACTTAGAATCTGGACACACGACAACTTTGGTGAAGATTTAGCTATTAATATTCGCGGTGGCGGTATTTTTTATTGGACAGAAGATAATAATTTGAATACAAGGGCAGTGGCATTAAGTGCTTTGACAGGTGCAAATCTTGCTCCAACAGTAGGTCTACAGGTAATTACTTCAGAAACTGATAGACATTTGATTGTATTGGGCGCAGACCCAATATCATCTGGATCTAGGACAGGAAGTGTTGACCCAATGCTAATTGCGTTTTCTGACCAAGAAACACCAACACAATGGGAACCATTAAAAACAAATACAGCGGGATCTTTACGTTTATCCAGTGGCTCGCAGATAGTTGGTGGCTTGAAAGCTAGGCAAGAAATTTTAATTTGGACAGACAACTCAATTTATACTATGAATTTTATAGGTCCACCACTGACTTTTGCAGTTAATTTGATAAACGAAGGTGCTGGATTGATTGGACCCAAGGCAGCTGTCAATTCTGCTAAAGGCGTATTTTTTATGTCTAAAACTGGTTTTTATTTTTATAATGGTGCTGTGCAAAAATTAGAATCTAGCGTACAAGAATATGTTTTTGAAGATTTAGATTTAGGACAAGCCTTTAAATGTCACACTGCACTTAACAGTGAGTTTAGTGAGGTGTGGTTCTTTTACCCATCTTTAACAGATGGAACCAAGGAAATATCCAGATACGCTATCTATAACTATGAAGAAAACCTTTGGAGTATTGGTTCTTTGATACGTTATGCTTGGCTAGACACTGGTGTCCAGAACAGACCACAAGCGACAGGTATTGATGGTGATATTTATTATTTGTATGACCATGAGTCTGGCTTTAACGCAGACAGTGAGCCTATGGATAATGTGTTTATTGAATCTGCTGACTTTGATTTTGGTGAAGGCGATAACTTAGCTTTCATTAAACGCATCATTCCAGACATAAAATTTATTAATGAGTTAAATACTAGCCAAACTGGTGCTGTCAATATTGTTTTAAAACAACGTGATTTTAATGGCTCATCACTTAGCACTAACTCAACTTCACAAATAACAGCTGCTACTACACAAAGTTTTGTGCGCGCAAGAGGCAGACAGTTTGTGCTTAGATTTGAAAGTGATGATGATAACAACGTAGGTGATCGTAAGAATTACAAATGGCGTTTAGGTGCAACTAGAATGGATATTACTGGCAGTGGTAGACGCTAAGTATGAGCAAATTGCTACAAACTAGATTACCACTAGCCCAAGGCATTGAACTTACGCCTGAGTTGTTTAATCGTTTGGTTAGAATACTTGAGATAAATTTAAGTGCGATTGATCCAGACAAAACACCTAGTTTCAATGCAACTGAAATTTCTGAATTGCAGTTTGCAACTGGAAGTATTATATTTAATACATCGAATGAGATTCATCAAGGGTTTGATGGTACAGTATTCAGGAATTTGTATGAACATCAAACTTACCCATCTGGTTTGGGTGTCACCACAGCAATAGGGAGCGTTACAGTAACGATAACTTAATATGGCAATAAGCGAAGAATTACAAAAAAGAATAGCTGGATTTACAGGTGATATGACTGCTCCAACCAAAGGTCAAGGGCAAATGTTTGCCCCTAAAGCAGTTGCTGGCTCACAACTCATGGGTATGCAACCTAAAGGTGCTATTTCTAATAAAGAAATGGAACTGTTTCAACAGGCTAGTCCTACAAATCTTATAACTTTAACAAATGGTCAAGATACTATAACTTTAAGAAGTAATGATCCTCAAATTAATCAATTGATTGAATCTGGTTATGTTGTAGAAAGACCAGCAAACACCATTATAAATGTTGGTCAAACCAAAGGTGCTATTTCTGATTCAGAAATGCAACTCTTGCAACAAGCTGAAGCTGAAAGTGGTGCGCCATTTACTGCTGAAGAAAGAGAAATGGCACTGGCACAGATTAAACAATTATCAAAACAAGGTGAAGCGCCTTACTTTGAACAAGCACAACAACTTGCCAGTTTTGGAACTGGCTCTGATACTGAATTAGCACATGTAGAACCGGGCGAAGTAATTGTACCCAGTGAATTTTTGGAAGATCCAGAATTTGAATCTGTGTTAGAGAAAAAATTCAATCAATTTGGTATTCCCCCAGAAGCAGCTACTGTTGGTGGCTTACCTAGTTTAAATGCTCAAACAGGTATGGGTGAATATGGTATTTTCAAGAAAATAGGTAAATTCCTTAAAAAAGTTGTCACCCCAATAGCTAGAGTTGCTCAGTTTGTACCCGGTCCTTGGCAAGTACCAGCAGCTTTAATTTCTAAAGCAGCTACTGTCAGAGATGTAGTCAGAGGAGATGCAAACCCATTAGCATTACTATCAGTGGCTGGACCTACAGCTGTAGGTGGAACTTTTGGTGAAAACATAGCTGGCTTAAAAGCAGCTGGTGATGGCAGTATTTTAAAAGGTTTAGGCAGTCTTGGTGGCAAGACATTATCAGGCATTGGCAATGCTGTTATGAACCCTATGGAAGCTATTAGAGGTATTCCAAGTCTATTAGGCAGTGCAACCATGTCAGGACAGCCAGCTCCAGCAATGTCGCAAGGACAACAAAATTTGATGACAGCACAAAAAAGTTTACAAGCTGCATCACAAGCAGCATTAGATGCTGGCGATATAAACCAATACAATACATTGCAAACTGAATTGCAAAAATACCAGAATGTACCTACTAAACAATCGTTTTTGGATAAGTTTTTAGGCAGAGATAGTTCTAGTACAGGAACAGCAACTGGCGGTCTAGGCGGTCTAGGCGGTCTAGGCGGTTTAGCTGGTCTAGCTGGAGCTGGCGCTTTGGCTGGAACATTAGGCAAACTAGCCTATGATGAAACCAAAAAAGATAAAGGTGTACAGATGACACCATTGACCAGTATGGATGCGACAGGCAGATACAACATAGAAGCTGAGATTGCTAGAAGGATGGGTCAACAAGCACCTAATCCAGTTGAATTTGGTTTATTACCAGCTGGTACTTTGCCTGAATTAAGTGGTGGCAGACCAATGCAAGCCAGATATGGTGGTGAAGTGATGGGGTATGCAGATGGCGGTTCACCTTATCCAAACAAAGGTTTAGCAGCACTTGCTGAAGTAGCACCTGAAGTTGTTGAGCGTATGGGTTTCAATATGGGCGGTCAAGTCATGCCAATGGCATATGCTGAAGGTGGCAATGTCGCTATGGAAGATTTCAATAGAATGAATGGCGTTATCAATGGCGAAGGTACTGAAACCAGTGATGAAATACCAGCAATGCTTTCTGATGGTGAGTTTGTTATGACAGGACAAGCTGTTAGAGGTGCTGGCAAATATGAGATGCAAGCTGGTGAAGGTGGTATTATGACTCTAATTCCATCGTTAGATGAGGATAGAGAACGTGGTACTAACTTAATGTATAATATGATGGAAGCGTTTGCTGGACAAGCAGTGCCATCACAGGAGCAAGCATGAACTATAATATGAAGCTAAGAAGATTTGATGCTGGCGGTGATGTTGATACGCAACAAGGGTTCTATGATCCATATGCAAATTTAAACCTACCATCACCCACAGGTGTGCCTAGCATAGATGCTGCAAATTTTAAATTAGCTGGTGGCGGCGGTGGTAGAGCTGGCGGCGGTGGTAGAGCTGGTGGCGGTGGTAGAATGCCACGCCCAGTAATAAGACCACAACCAGCAATAAGACCACAACCTATGCCAGTAGCACCACAACAAGGTGGCGGTATGTTTAACCTTGGAAGTGGAGTAATGAATCAGATAGGAAGTGCATTGCCAGTCAATAATGTTAATCCACAAGTAGGTATGGGTATGCCAAGTCCACCACAAATGGGTAGTCTAAACCCACCACAACAAGGTGGCGGGCAAGCAATTACTGATATGATGGTAAAACCACCTTACACTGGTGCTGGTAATGTAGCTGATCCAAATTACATCAGCAGTATTTTACAAAATCAAACTGGTTTGGATGCAACCACTAAACAATTGTTATTTGGTTTAGATGGTAAGGGTGGATTTATACCCGGTGCTATGCAAGCTGCTGAAAGCACTTTCTTTAACCCAGATGGTACGCCCAGAGTAGTTGATCAAACAGTATCTGGATTTAATCAAGATCAACTAGATGCTATGCAAATGGTGAGAGATCAAACTGGGATTCAAGATAGATTTTTATCTGGCGCTGAAGGCGCTTTTCAATCTGGTTTAGGCACATTACAATCTGGCAGAGATGATTTATCTGGTCGTTTGGGTGAGTCTGAAGATTTACTGAGACAGACAACTGGCGCTTATGACCCAAGAATGAGTGATAATTATTTCAATCAATTTGAAGATGACGTTGTTCAACAAACCATAAAAGATTTGCGTGATACAGGCGCACAACAAGAGATTGGACAAACTGCTGGAAATATTGGCAGAGGTGGCGAATCAGCATTTGGTTCCAGAGCTAATCTAGGTTCAATGGATAGAGAAAGAGCTAGAGAACGTGGTTTGTTTGAAGCAATATCTGGTATAAGAAGTGGCGGTTTAGATAGAGCTAGACAATTAGGTCGCTCTGATTTTTCTAACTTAAACCAAGCAAGAAGATCAGCTGCCGCTGGCTTAGGTGGATTTGCTGCTAATCGTTTTGGTGCTGACCAAACATTAGGTAGTGCATATACTGGCTTTGGCTCAGGTTTAGCTGGCTTGGGTGGAATGCAACAACGTGCTGGAGCATTTGATATTAATCAATTGTTAGGTTCAGGTGGTCAGCAACAACAACTATCACAAGAACAATTAAACGCAGCTAGGGCTAATCAAATAGCTAGAAACCAAGCGCCACTAAATCAATATAATGCATTGGCACCATTTATAAACATGGCTCCAGCTGGTACTTTCCAGACAAGTACGCAGTTCTCACCAAGACCAAGTGCATTACAGGCTGGGTTAGGCACTGGACTATCTGCTTTTGGCGCGTTAGGTAATTTCATGAATCCAAGAACAAGAGCATAAAGTGACTATTACTAGAGCGCAAATTCCTTCTCAAATTGATCCATTTGCTACAGGTGGTGATGTTTCAAATTTTGATTCTTTTAACGAATCAATAGCTGGTAGAAATATTAATGTTCTACCTACAAAAATTACACCTAATCAGTTAGTTACACCAAAAATTTCTGCTGATGATTTAAGTGAAATGGCATTTTTAAGCCAGAATTTAGCAAAACTAGATTATGGTAAAAACTTAACTAAATACAAAGAACGATTACAAGAATTTAATCCACCAAGAGATAGAGCAAGCATATTTGATTTAGCTTCAAGTTTAGGTGCTGGATTAGCAGCGACACCAAACACAGGTGGCAGATCACTTGGACAAGGATTAAGTGTTGGTTTTGGAGCTTTTCATCAAAGTCTTAAAGAAGATGAAAAGAGAGTTCGTGAAGAAGAAAGACAAATAGGTTTACAAGCTGCTCAACTTGCTATGCAAGATGAAAATAAAGCATATGAATTTATGAGTAAAAAATCTATTGAAAGAATTAAAGAAAGTAGAAAAGAATTAAAATTTACAACTATTGAATTTGATAAAACAGATGCTGATGGAAATTTAACTAGAGTAAAAGAATCTATCGCGAATATTCCAGAAAACAGAGAGCTATTACAAGAAATAGCCAATCAACAAAATAACGATTATCCAAATGCATTAATATTAAGTTCTGCTGGTCAACAAACTAATATTAATATGCCCAGAACAATAGGTCCGGGCGAGAAACTCGCTGAAGAAGCTATACAAGAAACCATAAAAACTTATAAAGCAAAATCTGATGCTGCGATGCCTATTTTAGATCAAGTTGGTACAGCATTTCTTTTGGCACAACAAGTTGGTTCTGATGGTTTTGGTCCATTATCAAGAGCTACATTAGGAGCAAGAGAGTTTATTATTGAAATGGGATTAGGTGGTTTATTAGAAGATCCAGAATCAATACCAGCACAAAAAGCACTAAATCAACTTTCTATGTCTTTTACAATGGCTATTGTTTCACAAACTAAAGGTGCAATTTCAAACAAAGAAATGCAACTATTTATTGATGCTTCACCTACACTTGGCTCTACATACAAAGGTTTTATGAAACAATTAGAATTGTTGGAAAGACTAGCAGCTAGGGATAGACAATTTTATAGAGCTTATCTTGATGAATATGGAGATAGAATAGATGAAGGATTGGCGGACAGAAAACTTCAATTATCTCTGGATAAATTTTCCTCTAAATGGGCAGAAGAAAACCCATTATTAACAGATGCTGATAGAAAAATACTTACTGATGCTATAGCTGGAAAAGATCAATATGGTGGTAAGTTATCTGATGATTTTGTGCCAGAGATGTTCAGATTAGAGGTAAAAAAAGCAGAAAATCAATTTTATGAATATAAAAGCAGTTTGGTAAGAGTAATGAATCAAGAACAATATGATGCACTTGATGAAGGTGAAAAATACATTGATGCAGATGGCAATGAAGGAACTAAAAGATAATTAAATATGGCAGATCAAAATACATTATTTGGTGATCCAACAGAACAAGATAAAAATTTTTCAATTAGCATTGGTAATCAAACAAAGTTTGGTGATCCAGTTGATACCCCATTAAAATCTTCTGCACAAGTTAGCGAAGAACCAAGTGGTTATTACGAGGGTTTCTTGTCTGGGTTATCTAACGATGAAAATAACAAAGTTTTTTGGTTAGCCAAAAGAAGGTTTCCAGAAATTTATAATGAAGGTAAAGATCCATCTCTTTATTATGCTTTCGATAAAAACGAAAGATTGTTTTATATGGATCCAGAAACAGGTCAAAAAAAATATGAGTTTGAAGATTCTTATTTGTTAGATGACATTTCATATTTAGATAACATAGGTCCAGCTGGACAGTTTTTAACTGAAGTAGCTGGTGGTATGAAAGGTATAGCAAAAGGTGCGCCACTAGGTATACCCGGTATGATTGTTGGTGGTATAAAAGGAACTGCTAAGGGTGCTTTGTATGCTTATGGTGTCAGACAAGGATTATCCACAGCTTTAGGCGGTCCACCATTAAACATAGATAAAGCAGCTGAAGATGGTCTAATCGCTGCCGCTTTTGGTGGTTTACCATTTGGTGGTCCACCCAAAGCAGCTGGTACAGCTTTTGGAAAAAAATTGTTAAATACTTTCCCCGGTACTGATGGTAGAACTGTTTTAAAAGACATTGTTCGTAATGGTGGCAATGACGCTGATTCTGTTTTAAATTACATGAACAGGATGTACCCAGACATAAAAATTAGTAGAGCAGAAGCAACTGGGTTGGTTGGTAGCAGAGGTTATGCAGCAGAAGTGTTTATATCCAAACATGCAAGAAACGAAAAAATGTTAAAGCATTACGCAGATAGAAATGAAAGAGTTAAATACCATGCAGAAAAATTTATAGATAAAATTACAGAAGGAACTTTTGTAGGTGGCAGAAAAACTAAAATAGCTATTGGCGATGCTGACGATGAAATTACTAGGTTAGCAAAGGAATACATAGATAAAGAAAAAGAATTACTAAGACAAAGAACAAAGCCTATGTATAAAGATGCGTATGAATGGGATACAAAGATAGATGTCAGTGATTTTGTAGATGATTTAACTAAAAAACTAGAAGATAAAAATGTTAAAGGTAATTACAGAAAATCTTTAGAAAGTATTAAAGATTCATTTACAGACCTAAACACAGGTCAGTTAAAAGACACAACTGAGTTGTTGCATAATACGCTAAAAAATGATTTTAGACCTTTAATAGAAACTTTGACAAAAGATAATCAACGTAGGATAAAACAAGAAATAAGTACCATAAGAAGTAAATTGTCTAACAGAATGAAAGAACAAAACCCAGCATATGAACAGGTGACAGCTATTTATGACGATGCTCTTGGCAATGCTCAGATATTGGATAGATCAATTGTAGGTCAATTTGCAAAAATTGCTAATTTATCTGGAGAACAAGGACTAAGAGCAACAAAAAAATTATTTAGCGGTAATATCAAGCCAAGAGAAATAAACGAACTCAAAAAAATACTGCAATCTACTGACGAAGGCGCAGATGCATGGCAAAACTTAAAAGGCACTTGGTTAGCTACACAGTTTGATGATGCTGTAGTAAAGCAAATAAATCCACTTGGTGAGCCACACGCATTTCTTAGAGCATTGGGTATAAAAAGTCCACAAAGGGCGTTTACACCTATTGGTCAATTAGATGACATGTCACCAGAAGCATTGTCCAAAATTACAAGTTTTGAAGCAACAGGCAAAAAAGCAAAAATGTGGCAAGCTATAATGGAGCCAGAAGAATTAAAAAGTTTTATTGATTTAACAAATATGATGCACATGGTTGGCAGAATACAAACTCAAGCTGGATCAGATACATTCGCTAATGTTCGTTTAGGAGAACTTATTGCAAATGAAGCTAGGCAAGTGTTGGGAAGCGATGAAGTAGGCAAGCAAGTTGGTAGGAAAGTTGGTGGATTTTTTGCTGCTTTAGGTGATATACCATCAAGACTAACTGGCTATGGATTTAAAGATTTAATGTCTCTTACAAGAAATAGACAAAACCAAGCATACGTTGATCTTTTAATAAAACACATTATTGATCCTAAACTAAGCGCAGAAACAGCGTTAATGTTAGATTCTGCATCACCATATGTTTACGCAATATCACAGGCTTTTGCTAGAGGTGGCAAAGAAAGAGTTGAAGATTTAGTAGAAGCAACACAGGGAGTTACAAGCGATACAGAGCTTAAAGAATCTCAAAGAAGAAGAAGCGAAACTGGATCTGATTACGAAATATTAGACAGCGTACAAGAAACACCAGAGGATACATCTGATTTACAAAGTTCTATTCAAAATTTCCAGATGCCTAATCTTAATGTACCAGCATTCCCAGCTCCAATGACTACAGAAGATCCATCTACAAGAATGGCATTAGCTGGTGATAACCCAGACAATCAACTTATAGCAATGCGAGGAATCGCTGGTTTAGGTTAATCTTCTATTAATTCAAAGTTGTTGTTGTCAGCTTCAATGATTGCACCATTCACTTCAAAGTCCATATCATAGCCCATTGCACTTTCACCATTGATATTAATCACTAAATTTCGTGACATTAATCTCAGCAACGCTGCCTGATGATGCAAATTTAATTTGCCAAACAACTCTACCACTTCATTAGGGTGAGTGATTTCGTAAGAAACAGGAGTTTGTTTCTTGGTTTCTTTTTTGCCAAACATCAGGCTGCTGTAACTAAAGATTGATGTTTTAACTCAATCAATACTTTAAGCTGGTCAATCTTAGACCTACGCTCAACAACACAAATCTCTTGCAATAAATTATAAGTGTCCACATCCACTGCTAGGCTTTTACGCCCTTTGGGATATTTAACTTCTTTATCTTCAACTTCCATAGTCTTGCCCTTATTATTTTTATAACATTTGCGCATATTTTATAAAAATTTGAACACATTTGCAACTGTTAATATAAAACTAAGTACACTATTTACATAATTGTAGTAAAAACAATAACTTATAAAAATGTATAAATATTAATATATTAATGTATTAATAGTTGTACTTATTTACAAAAAGTAGTATTCTTTGTATGTGGTAACAATAATTAACAACAAAAAGGAACGAAACATGAAAGCAAAAGAAGCAAAAATGATAGCTCAAAATTTACTAGCTCCTACAGCTGAAGAAATAGCTTATGAAATTGGAGATGCTATAGATAGAGAGGGTTATGATCTGGATGGCTTGAGTGATGCAGAAATAAAAAAAGTACAAAAAGCATTAATGAAATTAGCTGGTTTTTAAGGAGATAGTGTAATGATTGTATATTATGTAAGTGAAGGTAGTGTAGAGGAACGCCCATCGCGATATGTGGCAACATTAGCTGAAGCTAGAAAGTTAAAGAAAAAATATCTTTTGATGCACTTTAAAGAGTATGGCGATCTTGAAACTGCTGATACTTTTTATGTAACGATTGAAAAAGTAAAACTAGATACTAGCAAAGCATCAATATTAAGAATGTTAAATTATGAAGGTAGGTTTGAAATCTCATCTGAGGAGATAGTGTAATGAAGTTAATGACTAAAGAGATACTGGGTAAGCTCAAAAGTAACCCAAGAGATACAGCTGGTAACAAACCATGGCTGAAGTTGTTTAACCCAACTGGTAGCGGTACTTGGTTGATATCAGAAATCGAAGATGATGGTGACACAATGTTTGGCTTGTGTGACTTAGGACATGGCTCACCAGAGTTAGGCTATGTTAGTTTGAATGAGTTAGCTTCACTTAAATTACCTTTTGGTTTAGGTATTGAACGTGATATATCATTTGAGCCAGACAAGGCTTTGAGTGAGTATGCTGATGAAGCCAGATCAAATAGGTATATTATAAGTTAAATAAAAGGTGTACTAGGTC